TTTTATTCACAGTCTTAACCCTTACGACTTTTCTAATAAGTCCAAGTAAGGCCGAAACCTGTACAACCAACGACCTTGGTGACCGTACCTGTACTACATCTACAGCAGGTACAACCACAGGCAACGTCTTAACAAACTCAACTTTTGGAACAGGTAGCACTTACAGCACACAGGATTGGACAATTTCAGGTGATGTAGGTCACGGACATAATGGTGCTCCAGGAACAACTTACACAGGACAAAATACTTCAGGTGGTGTTTTAGCATTTGAAGGTAACCCTGCTGATAAAATTTACCAAGATGTAGATTTAGTTGGCGATGGTAAATTAACACAAGCACAAATCAATGAAGGCTTTACTTCAACAATGTCAGCAGACATTTGGTTTTGGAATAATCAAGAAAATACATTTACTCTTAAACAAACTATCACAGCCGCTGATGGCACCGTTACCACACAAGTTAGAAATATAAACGACCACGACCCAAATAGGGCAATGAATAGTGGTCAATGGACTAATTATACAGATAATTATACTCACGCTTCAAATACACAAACAGATTTTACAATAAGAGCTGAAGTTTATAATGATACAGCAGGTACTTCTTATGACGGTGCTCATTATGGACCAGATGTAGATAATGTTCAGTTATCTGTTACTACTGCTGGTGAACAATCAACAACATTTACACCTTGCCAAGAATTAGGAACTTGTACAAGTGCTGGTGAAGATATACAAGACGCAGTAAATTTAACAACAGATGATGGTGTAGATTTATTCCAAGATTTAGATACTAAAGTTGAGGACGCAGTAAAAGATTTTGAAGAAGTTAAAATTGTATCTGTTGATACTACAATTGAAATAAAAGATGACCTTGGCGAAATAGAAGAAGTAAAGTTTGAAGAATTTGTACAAGAATCATTTACAGAATTTTTAGAAACAAACGATTTAGTGGAAGAATTTAAAACAGAGTTAGAAGTTGAAGGTATAAGTGAAGAAGAATTTTATGAAGAACTAGCAGGTGAAATGATGGAAGAATTAGGTGGTGATGAAATGTTTGCTGAATTAGAAGAACCTAAAATGGAGGAGGCAGAAATATCAGATGAACCAGTAGAGGAAATAAAAGAAGAATCAATTGAAGAAGTAAAGGAAGAAGAAATCAAAGAAGAATCTAACCAAGAGGAATCTAATGAACCTGAACCGAACACAAATGAGGAAATTAAAGAAGAGTCTAATGAAGCAACTGAGGAATCAGAGGCTAGTGAATCTGTATCTAATGAATCTGAAATGGCTGAAGATAAGGAAACAGAAGGAACGAAGGAAGAGGAAACTGATGGTGAAAATGTGGAAGATGAGGCAGTTGAATCTGATGAACAAGAGGATATTTCTATCAAGGAAAATAGCATAAATGTAAAAGTACAAAAAGTTTTAGATAAAGTATTATCTAAATTAAAAAGAGTTGACCAAAAGTTACAAGCGATACAACTGGTCACATCAAAAGGTATAACAGCTGGCGAGGCGGACTTGTCAGGATATATAAATAAGCGTATCTATACTAAACAAGTGGCATTAAACGGTGTACCAAATCCTGACTTCTTTCAAAATCTAAATATTTTGGAACAGCAACAAATATACAAGGACGCCAATTTAGCTGCGTATGTAAGTAATGATCCAATTGCTGTCAAACAAAAGCTCTTGCAAGAGATAAATGTGGACAAACAGAGATTATTACTAGAACTAAAGGCATTAAAAAATGAAGGATAAAAAAATGTTAGACAAACTAAAGGACAACCTAGCAAGTATAGCGGCTTTAATAGCGGCTGTCGTTGCGATTGGCGGTGGTTTTGTAAAGTATGGTGAAATCACTACTAAACTAAATCAAATAGAAGCAAATCAAGGTGTTGATTTATCACCTATTGACAAACAAATAGACGAAGTTAAATCAAATGTAAACGGAGTATCTAAAAATGTTAAAGAAAATAAAGACACTATTTCAAAAGTTGACACAAAAGCTGAAGTCAATAGTAAAGAAATAGAATTACTAAAGCTTCAAATCAAAGAAATTCAGATTAAATCCAATAATCCATTAGGCGGTTAATAATGGCCGAAAACGGTACAACGGATATAAAAGTCCAATTAGAAGGACTTAAAAAAGAGATAGAGAATATCAACTCTATTAATAGTCGTATTGACACGGCTATTGAAAAGTTGACAGATTTATCTACCTCTATAAAGTCTATGTTGGCCGTACACGAAGAAAAACTAGAACAATCAGAAAAGGTTGATGAGGTTATCTTCAATAAGATTAGAGAAAGAGCTGACGAGATAGAGAGAGTCAACCGAGAGTTGACAGATCATATAAACCTCACAGAGAAAAGACTACTCAATGAGATCAAATCATTAAGAAACGATATAGGAGACCGTGTAGGAACGCTGGAGAAATACAAGTGGTTAATACTTGGTGGTTTCATATCAATAGGTTGGATATTATCTAAAAACTTAATGCCATTATTACATATGATGAATGGCTCCTAGCATTGACTTTTTAGCACATATATAGTATATTAGTATTTGTGTTATGTCATCTTATATTGATCTAAAATTTATTAATAATATTTCAAGTAGATTAGGACAGTTTAAAAAGAAAACTGATTATCTATTTAACTTTAGGTGTCCCCATTGTGGTGATTCTCAAAAGTCTAAAACAAAAGCAAGAGCATATTTGTATAGAGTTAAAAACGATATGTTCTTTAAATGCCATAATTGTGGCCAAGGACAAAATTTAGCAAACTTTATTAAGTCTGTTGACCCAAAATTATACGAACAATATCTTTTAGAAAGATATAAAAAATCGGCACCTGCGACACCGAAACCACAGTTTGATTTTAAACCAACGAAGTTTATAGATCAAACACCGATAGATGATCTAAAGTCTATAAAAGACTTACCTGAGGATCATCCTGCTAGATTATACTGTACAAACAGAAAGATACCTGAAAAGTATTTTGACAAGTTATTTTTAAGTGACAAGTTTATGACTTTGGTAAATAAAGTAAAACCAAATACTTACAAAGTTATTAAAGATCATCCAAGATTAATAATACCTTTTTATGATACTACTGGTAAAATATTTGCTTTTCAAGGTAGGGCTTTCGGTAAAGAACAACCAAAGTATCTAACAATTAAGTTAGACGAAAATAGGCAAAAAGTATATGGGCTTGAAAGAATCAATTTCCAAAACCCGGTACAGATCGTTGAAGGCCCGATTGATAGTTTATTTATTGATAATTGTTTGGCTGCTGGTGGAGCAGATTTATTTTTAAGAAATAAAATTCCTAACGATCAAATCACCTACATATTTGATAACGAACCTCGTAATAAAGAGATTGTTAAAAGAATGTATAAAGTGATTGAACAAGATTTTAATGTGGTTATTTGGCCTGAAGAACTACAACTAAAAGATGTAAACGATATGATACTATCAGGCTTGACAAAAATAGAATTACAAGATATTATAAGTAATAACACTTATTCAAAGTTATCTGCTTTGACAAAATTAAACTACTGGAAGAAAACAAAGGAGGTGTAATGGCGCCAGCTGAACAAATTATAAATGTGGTGAAAAGAGGGACTCGTGGAAGAGAGCCTCTTAATATTGAAAAAATCCACGATATGGTGGAATATGCCGTAGAAGATATAAAAGGTGTGTCATCATCTCAGGTTGAGATGACAAGTGGTCTACAATTTTATGATGGTATGACCACAGATGAAATTCAACAAATTTTAATTAAGTCAGCTGCTGATTTAATATCATTAGAAAATCCAAACTATCAATATGTGGCCGCTAGGTTACTATTATACTCATTAAGAAAACAAGTTATAGACAAATTGTGGGATCATCCAAACATTTACGACCACGTTAAAATGGCCGTAGAGAAAAAAGTCTATGATGAAAATATTTTAAAATGGTATGACAAAAAAGATTTTGATAGAATGGAAAATTGGATAAACCACGAAAGAGATTATACATTTACCTACGCTGGTTTACGACAAGTAATTGATAAGTATTTGGTACAAGACAGATCAAACGGTGAGATATTTGAAACACCTCAGTTTATGTATATGATGATCTCTGCTACTGTCTTTGCTCAATACCCCAAAAATAAAAGGATGAGTTATGTTAAAAAATATTATGACGCCATTTCGACTTTTAAAATTAATATTCCAACGCCTGTTATGGCTGGTGTCCGTACCCCTATTAGGCAGTATGCTAGTTGTGTCCTTGTTGACGTTGACGATACTTTACCTAGTATCTTTAGTAGTGATATGGCTATTGGACGTTATGTTGCCCAAAGGGCTGGTATCGGAATTAATGCCGGAAGAATCAGAGGTATCAACTCACGTATTAGAGGCGGTGAGGTACAACATACGGGTGTTATACCTTTTCTTAAAAAATTTGAAGCGACTGTTAAGTGCTGTACCCAAAACGGAGTACGAGGCGGATCAGCAACAGTACACTTCCCAATTTGGCACCAAGAAATAGAAGACATATTAGTCTTAAAAAATAATAAAGGTACCGAAGATAATAGAGTTAGAAAATTAGATTACTCTATACAAATATCAAAACTATTTTACGAAAGATTTATCAACGAAGAAGATATAACTTTATTTTCACCACACGAAGTACCTGAATTGTACGAGAAGTGGGGAACACCAGAGTTTGATGAACTTTATTTAAAGGCAGAAAGAAAAATATCAGTATCTAAAAAGAAAATATCAGCACCAAATCTTTTTATGAATATGTTAAAAGAGAGAGCAGAAACAGGTCGTATCTATATTATGAATATTGACCATTGTAATACTCACTCTAGTTTTAAAGATTTAGTTAGAATGTCAAACTTATGCCAAGAAATAACTTTACCAACAGACCCTTTACAACACATTGATGGTGAGGGAGAGATTGCTTTATGTATTTTATCTGCTATCAATGTAGGTACAATTGACAAAAGAGATGAGTTAGAAAATTTATGTGATTTAGCAGTTAGAAGTTTAGATGAGATTATAGATCATCAACAGTATCCTGTAAAGGCTGCTGAAATATCCACAAAAGCTAGAAGAAGTTTAGGTATAGGTTATATTGGCCTTGCTCACTATCTTGCTAAAAAAGGATATACTTACGAACAAAAATTAGGTTGGCGACAAGTTGATAAACTAACAGAAGCTTTCCAATATTATCTATTAAAGGCTAGTAGCGAAGTTGCTAAAGAAAAAGGCAAATGTGATTACTTTGATAGAACAAAATATTCCGATGGTATCTTACCGATAGACACTTACAAGAAAGAGGTAGATGAGGTTGTAACCAGAAATCTAACTTATGATTGGGAGTGGTTAAGGAAAGAAATAAAAGAGTCGGGCCTCCGACATAGCACACTCTCGGCTCAAATGCCATCAGAATCCTCTAGTGTGGTTTCAAATGCTACAAACGGCATTGAACCACCTAGAGATTATTTAAGTGTTAAGAAATCTAAAAAAGGCCCATTAAAACAGGTCGTACCAGAATATAAGAAATTAAAAAACAATTATACTTTATTATGGGATATGAAGAGCAACGAAGGATATATAAATATCGTTAGTGTAATGCAAAAGTATTTTGACCAGGCAATATCTGGTAACTGGTCATATAATCCTGAACATTTTGAAGACGGCCAAGTACCTATATCAGTTATGGCACAGGACTTGTTGACAACATATAAGTTAGGATGGAAAACATCTTATTATCAAAATACGTATGATAGTAAGAAAGACGAAGACGAACCACAACATAGTATTGATTACGATACTCCTGTTGAGGATAAAAAAGAAGAAACAGAGGACGAGGCTTGCGAGTCTTGTACAATTTAAATGAACTTTGTAGCAAACACACCGTATATTAAATGTTGGGTAAGAAAAGAATACTTACACGATTTAGAAAAAGGCCACGGTGAGTTAGTTGAGGCAGTTATGGTCGCTGTAAAATCTGTACAAGGTCGTGCTTTAATGTTTGAAGCATATCTACCAGAATATGGCGCTTGTTTTGATAAGTTTCCGTTATCTGCTTTTGTATGGAAAACAAACTATAAAGAAGAAGAATTATTACCTTTAAGTACCATAGAGTTATGGGATAGTTTTAGTAATAATATTCAGTTATGGTCAAAAAGATTATTAAAGAATTGTGATGTAGAAATTATGTTAAAAGGTGGTGGTAGAATAAAAGGTGAATATATGTTTACAATAGATAGTTGCCACGGTGATGTAAATATGATAGACACAGGAGTTAGTGAGGTGCCATCTGAACATAAACAACACAATTTTGGTAAGTTAGACAATGGTCAATTCTTTGCTCAACCTAATAATAGAATGCTATGGTATGAACAAAGTTTAACACCTAAAGAATTAAAGAGACCAGACTTTCAAGTTTCAACTAGAAACTTTTATTGTGAACAAGAGTCCAAATGGGCATTTGGTGATAGTAATGATTACTTTTATGAAGACAAAGAAAGAAATGTAAAAGAAAAGGACGAATACAATAATGAGTAAAACTGTTTTAAATAAAGACAAAAAATTAGACGCTACAAAACAACCAATGTTTTTTGGTGATGATTTACAAATACAAAGATATGATAATATGAAGTATCCTATATTTGATAAATTAAATCAACAGCAATTAGGTTATTTCTGGAGACCTGAAGAAGTGTCTTTACAAAAAGACAGAAACGATTACCTTGAATTAAGAGATGAACAAAAGTTTATCTTTACTTCTAACCTAAAATATCAAACAATGTTAGATAGTGTACAAGGTAGAGGCCCTTGTTTAGCATTTTTACCTTTTGTATCTTTACCAGAATTAGAGGGTGCCATTGTTACTTGGGACTTTATGGAAACAATTCATAGTAGAAGTTATACATACATTATTAAAAACTTATACTCACAACCAAGTGAAATATTTGACACTATTATACAAGACGAGAAGATTGAAAAAAGAGCAGAAAGTGTAACAAAAACTTATGATGACTTAATTAAAATGGGTTATCAATGGACATTAACACCAGATAAAGTTGATATGTATGAACTTAAAAAGAAATTATATTTAGCTATGGTATCAGTAAACATACTAGAGGGCTTAAGATTTTATGTTTCATTTGCTTGTAGTTTTGCTTTTGGTGAACTAAAAAAATTAGAAGGCTCTGCTAAGATTATATCATTTATTGCTAGAGATGAAAGCCAACATTTAGCAATGTCACAAAGAATTATTAATAATTGGAAAGACTATGAAAACGATAAAGACTTTACAAAGATTATAAAAGAAACAGAAAAAGAAGTTTACAAAATGTATGATGAGGCTGTACAGGAAGAGAAACGTTGGGCAACTTATTTGTTTAGTAAAGGCTCAATGATAGGTTTATCAGAAAAACTTTTACACCAGTTTGTAGAATATATGGCAAATAGAAGAATGAAAGCCATACAATTAGCACCTGCTTACGACCAAAAAACAAATCCATTACCTTGGGTTGACCATTGGTTGAATAGTAGATCAACACAAAATGCTCCACAAGAAACAGAGATAGAATCTTATGTTATTGGTGGCATAAAACAAGATGTAAAAAAAGATCAATTTAAATCTTTTAAACTATAATGGCAAACAAAGTAGAAAAAACCTGTTCATCCTGCGAAACTAAATATTCTATAATATGGGATATTGAAGAACAAGATTTACAACCTTTTACTTGTCCCTTTTGTGGATATGAGGTAGATAATGAGGAGGATGAAGTTGAGTGGGTTAATAAAGACGAAGACGATAATTGGAATTGATTATAGTTTAAACAGTCCTGCCGTTTGTGTATCAACAAATGGTGGCACAGCGTTTAGTGATTGTTATTTTTACTATCTAACAAGTAAAAAGAAATACATTGGTAAAATGTTAGAGAACGTTATAGGTTATGAACACAAAGAATTTAAAAGTCCTATTGATAGATTTACAAACTTATCTAGTTGGGTTTTACACATACTCGACACACTACACAAAAAACAAAAAAACAAACACGTATTCATTGAGGGCTATTCGTATGGCTCAAAAGGGCAAGCTGTGTTTCAAATTGCTGAAAACGGCGGTATTCTCAAATACAGATTACAAAAAAGATTTACTTGTAAAACAATTGTGCCTAGCGTTGTCAAAAAACTGGCCACAGGTAAAGGCAATGCTGACAAACAAAAAATGTACGAAACGTTTACACAAACACAAGGCGTTGATTTAATGAAATCATTTGATCAACAAACATTAAACAACCCTATCACCGATATTGTTGATAGTTATTATATAATGAGGGCAGGTTTTGAAAATAGCATTAGTAACCACATTTAATAAAAGACTTTACGATTATTA